TGAAAACCAAGCAAAACAACTCGTACTTGAATCTTCTACAACTGGTGGTGGCGTAACCAACGGTGCAACCTTTACTCCTGGTAATGGTGAGCAGTGGGCTGGTGTAGCTTTACCTCTCGTTCGTAAGATCTTCGGACAAATTGCATCTAAAGAGTTCGTTAGCGTACAGCCAATGAACCTTCCTGCTGGTCTAGTATTCTACTTAGATTTCCAGTATGGTAACAACATCCCTAAGCCTTTCGTAAAGGGACAATCTGTTTATGGTACTCTAAACCAAACAGCTACTAGCGGATTCGGTAACTTAGCCTCTGGTGGTCTTTATGGTCAAGGCCGTTACGGATATTCTATCAACCAGTTTTCTGCTTCTGCAGGTACAGTTGTAACAACTGCCGCAACTTTTGCTAACGTTAACTTCAACAATGACTACTCTCAGTCTGTTGTAGATAGCAAGATGATTCAGATCGCAGTTCCTACTGCTTCTTTAAGCACCCCTGACCTTAACGGTATCCGTGCTTTCGAATTGAGCGCTAGCTCTGCTATACTATCCCCTTCTACTTTGATTAATGATTTTACTACTTTATCCGGTGGCGATATCTTATTCTATGTAAGCGGATCAAATGCAGCAGCTATCGATGCTGTAACCGGTTCGATTATTGTATTCTACAATAAGCAAACCAATTTCCAAACTCGCGGTGATTTTGAAGATGCTCCTGGCGATACACCAACACCATTCTCTAATCCGAACGCTGCTTCTTCAACTCAGATCGTTATACCCGAGATTAACGTTCAGATGAAGTCAGAGACCATCTCAGCTAAGACACGTAAGTTGAAAGCACAATGGACTCCGGAATTCGCTCAAGATTTGAATGCTTATCATTCTCTTGATGCTGAAGCAGAGTTAACCGGTATGCTTTCAGAGTATATCTCTCTTGAGATCGATCTCGAGATCCTCGATATGTTAATCGAGAATGCTCAGACAGTTGCAAACTGGTCTGCACAGATTGGTAACCAAATTAACGCAGCTGGTACTGCTTACACTAGCAATACTGCTGGTGCTTACTATAACCAGATGTCTTGGTTCCAAACTTTAGGTATTAAGCTTCAAGCTGTATCTAATAAAATCCACCAACTGACTTTACGTGGCGGTGCTAACTTCCTAGTATGTTCACCAACTGTAGCTACAATCCTTGAATCTATTCCTGGATTTGCAGCTGATACTGATGGTGCTGCAGATACTATGAAATATGCATTCGGCGTTCAGAAAATTGGTCAGTTAAACAGTCGTTATAAGGTTTACAAGAACCCTTATATGACCGAGAACACTATTCTATTAGGGTTCCGTGGTAACCAATTCCTAGAGTGTGGTGCCGTTTACGCTCCATACGTACCGTTAATTATGACACCTCTAGTGTACGATCCAGATACCTTTACACCAAGAAAAGGTATTATGACTCGCTACGCTAAGAAGATGATTCGTCCTGAATACTACGGTAAGGTATACGTTGCTAACTTAAACGTAGCTCAAGCTAGCTAATTCAGACTAGCTTAAAAAATAAAGACCGGCCCTGTAAGGCCGGTTTTTTTTATACTTATATCTACTATTTATATTAAAATTATTAATGCCTACTCTGTTAGATTTAAGCAGAGATCCATACGGATTAAACGGTGGTACAATCGTCAGTGATCAATAAATACAAAAGCTGATGCATTTTGGTATCTACCAGTAACAAATACTACCGCAATAATATCATTCAGCAGTCTAACTGGAGGACCGATTAGCGCATCATTTACAGCCGGTAACGGTATTTTCGGCGCAATTACTGAAGTCTCACAGTCATCCGGTATCGCCGTTCTCTACTCAGGTTCTTATCAATACCCCCACCCCTAATATAAATCCTTGAAAATATATAATATAGAACCCTCTTTTGAGGGTTTTTTATTCTCTTTTGCTTACTATTTATATCAAACGGTCTATGCATGGTGACAACAACAGTTACAAGAAAGAAAAAACTTAAGAATCCAATTAAATTTCAGGTTACACTTAATGAAGAACAGAAAGTTGCGAAATCAGTTATTCTTGAAAACAAGATAACAGTACTAAAAGGTAGTGCAGGATCAGGAAAATCGATAGTAGCTGCTCAAGCTGCACTCGATCTACTCTTTACCGGACAGGTTGAAAAGGTAATACTAACTAGACCTGCCGTAACTGCTGGAGAAGAATTAGGTTTTATGCCCGGAGATAAAGACGCTAAGCTAGCTCCCTATACAGCAGCTATATACGATAATATGTATAGGCTCTATAATAAGGAAAAGATAGATAGAGAAATTATTGAAGGTAGAATAGAGGTTATTCCGGTAGCATTTATGAGAGGCAGGAATCTTACAAACTGCTGTGTAGTAGTAGACGAAGGCCAAAATATTACACACAGGCAGATGGAGCTAATTCTTGGTAGAATATGTGAAGGATCAAGAATGATTATATGTGGTGATACTGCACAGATTGATTTAAAAGATAAAAAATTATCAGGTTTTGGATTTATATGTAATAACTTGACCAACGTAATAGGTTTTTCAGTTGTAACTCTGAAAACTAATCATCGCGATCCAATCGTTGAAGATATTTTGAAAATTTATTTAGATCATAGAGATTAAAAAATGGCTAATCCAATAATTTATAACGGCGATCCAGGGCCAATTTCAGGCAGTACCCCATTTGGATTTTACGATAATGACGCAGATTATCAAACCGATGGACCAAAAGTAGCAAACTACTGTGCATGGAAACTAGGATATCCCGTACTCGACGTTGAACTACAGTCCGGATCGATTTACGCTTGTTTTGAAGAAGCCGTTTCAATCTACGCCGAAGAATTATATCAACTTAAGATAAAAGACAATTACCTAACGCTTGAAGGACAGCCGACTTCCTCTCTATTAAACAGTATTGTAGTCTCGCCTAACTTAACCAACCTGGTTAATATAGCCGAAACTTACGGTCAAGTAGCAGGAGTAGGTGGATTTATAAGTTGGAGAAGTGGTTCGTTGGAACTTATATCTGGAGAGCAAAACTATAACGTATACGACTGGGCAGTAGCATCACAGAGTATGAGTCCGGGAGATAGAATAGTAATTCAAAGAATAATGTATCAAGCACCGCCTGCGATTTACGGATACGGGTATGGTGCTTATTATCCTCAATTAGGTGGATCGGGTGCATGGCCTGGTAGTTGGGGCGGATACGGAGCTATGGGCGGAGGGAACAACGCTGCTACTTATTATCCTGTATTTTGGGATATTCAAAGAATTCAAGAATTAGAAATGTCAAATGACGTACGGCTTCCTGAATGGTCGTTTGAGCTTATTGGAACTAACTTAAGAATTACTCCAGTACCTCTAGGCAGTAATTATGGCGGATACCGTTCATGTATTTCAATTCAATATGCATTCCAATCAGACCTTATGTCTTTGACAGAAAATAGCCCATACGGCAGTAATAAAGGTCTAGTAGCAAATGCAGCATTAGCTCCATACGGTCTAATCACATACTCCTATATTAATCAACCGGGCAAACAATGGATCAAAGAATATACAGCTGCACTTACTTCTGAATTGCTTGGTTTGATACGCGGAAAATACCAAACTGTACTTATTCCAGGGGCAGAAGCTACACTCAATTTTGCTGATTTAATCTCACGTGGTAAAGAAATGCAAGTAGCTTTACGTGAAAAATTACGGCTTGACTTCGAAGACATGTCAAGACAGAAGCAGCTTGAAAGAAAACAGTCTGAAAACAATTCTCTTAACGATACTTTAAATAGTATACCGTTAATGGTATATATCGGATAACTATGGCACTATTCGGTTCAGTAAGAGATGCAACAATGCAACTTGGCGTAGCCGGCGAGTTTGTAAATAACGTAGTAACCCAGCAAATAGGCTACTATAAGATAGTAATACCCTCATCCCCTCCGAATATCTATGGCGAATCATCCGTTAAGCAATATATCGGCCCGGTACTTTTAAACTGTTTAATAGTCAGGGGCGACTTCTCAACAATTACCGATAATAATTTCGGACCTGATAGTAGAAGGGAAGTAGATTTTAGATTTTTAAAGCCAGATCTAGAATTAGCTAATATAGTGCCTGAGACCGGTGATATTATTATGTATAACGAATTATATTACGAAGTAGATAATACTAACGAAAATCAGCTTTTCCTTGGAAAAGATCCCAATTATTCTTACTCTGAAGGATTAAACAACTTTGGTACTAGTTTTTCTATCATTCTAACCACCCATATGACATCACCTGAAAGATTAGGTATAACACAACAGAGACTCTAATATGCCACAAATAGTACGTCCAGAGAATAGAAGGGAGTTTATGAATAAACTTATCATACCTGCTGATCCGCAGTATGGCAATCCAAATATAGTTTTTTCTGAACCTTTCAAACCAGGACAACCTGAATTTAATAGGGCATATGAAACTGCTTTTGAACCTACAGGAGACAAAAAATACTCAATAGGATTAAAAGATATTGATCAATCAATAATGTACCATTTTGCAAACGTTCTTAAGCTTACGGTATTTCAAAACAATTCTACGGTACTTGTTCCCGTTATATACGGTTCACCTGAAAAATGGAAATCAATACAAAAAGACGGATACTATCGTAATAATGTAGCAAAAATAATGTCCCCTCTTTTAGTTTTTAAAAGATCTTCAGTTGTACAGAATAGAACGCTCGGAAATAAAATAGACGGTAATGTTGCTAAAAATGTTCAACTATACGAAAAGGCTTTCTCAAAAAGAAACGTATATGATAACTTCAATGTTTTGCAAAATCAAAAGCCGCAGAAAGAATATACGGTTGTAGTTACGCCTGACTATGTTACTGTAAATTATACAGTAATAATGTGGACAAACTATGTTGAACAAATGAATAAGTTGATAGAAGCTGTAAATTTTGCTTCTAATTCATACTGGGGTGACCCCGATTCATTTCAGTTTCTTGCAAAAATTGAGACGTTTAATGACGCGCAAGTCTATGATCAAGGTGAAGATAGATTGGTAAGAACTGAATTTGATTTAACTGTCAACGGTTACCTTATTCCGGATTCGCTAAATGCCTATTTAGCACAGCTTTCAGGAAAAACTTATAATATATGTAAAATAGTATTTACAACCGAACAGGTGCAGTAAGGTAGGTTTCTTATTGTTACGGAACGAACTATTTATAATCAAATTTCATAGAGTGGCAGATACTATATCAACTTCCGGTATATCCCCCGGTCAATTAATTAAGTCCGAACAGGTTCTCAGAATTATTTACGCTCTAAATGGAGTAAGCGGTAGTACAATCCTTATTTCAGGTAGTCTTGGAGTAAGTGGATCTGCAAACTTTTTAAATACTGTTAATTTCTTTGCAGGATTAACCGGTTCATTATTTGGGACCTCTTCTTATGCTGCTACCGCATCGGTTATACAAGGAGCGGCTACAGGGTCTTTAATTACAACAGCTTCATTTTCTAATCCTTCTATTACATTTACTAAAGGAGACGGTTCAACTTTTTTAGTAAATTTAACAAGTCTTGTTCCTCTTACAGCATCACATGCTTTAACTGCTTCTTATTTTAGCGGTTCAATCTCAAATGCTATATCTGCTTCTTATGCTCTTACAGCATCGTATGTTGCTAACGTATCATCTTTCCCTTTTACTGGAAGCGCTATTATAAGTGGTAGCTTAAATGTAACAGGAAGTACAAATATAAGCGGCGCTTTATTTGTAAACGGTCTTTCCCTGAGTGCAGAGAATGGGGGACAATTAGCTATATGGAAATATACATCAAGTTTAAATACAGGAGTAGATCCTGGTAACGGATTTTTTAAACTAAATCAATACTGGTCATCATCTCCTACTGCTGCATCGTTCGACAATTTTGCGTATGATCCAAACGTAAGTTTTTCAGGTTATTTAGATAATCTAACAGTAGGTACAGTAATAAAACTTGTAAGCCTTGCAGAAGCAGGTACCTTTAAACTACTACAAATTACAAGCGTAGCACCCCCTGAATCTGGTTACGAAAGTTATGGAGTATCACAGTTAACTTCAGCAGGTAACGACCCCGCTGAAGGAGATCAATTTGCATTTATACCAGTAGGCGCATCTGGGGAGGGTTTTAATACAATCAACAACGCAGGACCTGGTAGATTAATTATTTCTGACGGTTCGACTAATGCTGCTACAGCGTCATCTGATTTAATTTACACAGGTAGTACTTTTTTCGTAACCGGGTCAGCTACTATTGTAGACATATATAGCAATTATTTTTATGTTAGAAATAAACAGACACAACAGCCTGTATTTACAGTAAGCGAAAGTGTTGTACAGTTCGCGACTCAATCAGCGATTCCTACCGGCACTGCACCTAATGGAGGAATATGGTTTACATCAACTAATCTTTATGTAGGTTTAGATTAAAATTAACTATTTATTAAAATAAAAAGACAGAAAAATGGCAAATTGGAAAAAAGTAATAGTATCGGGAAGTGTAGCTCAGTTAAGTAATTTAAGTATTAGTAGTAACTTAGCTGTAACCGGCTCGGTAAACGCTTTAGGACTTACTAATGCAAATAAGCCGAATATAGTTTCTTATGATACAACTACAGGTTTATTCACTTATCAAGGTACCGGTTCATTTACCGCAACTACTGCTTCTTATATTTTAAGTAGCGGGGTAGATGGCCCTCTAGGTATGAATAGCATACTTACTGCCTCTCATGCCGTAAGCGCTTCAATTGCAGGTAGAACAAAAGGTACTTTATCTCAAGTAGCTGGCGGGGGTCTTAATGCTTTTTCTTTCAACGGTAGTACTGACGTAACAGTAGAAGTCAGCGGTGCTGCTCAACTTTCTCAAAACGCTATTACAAAGTGGAATGACACAGATAATAAGTTTACCAATTCGAGTCTCTTTGATAACGGTACTTTAATAACCGGTAATACATCGATAGTACTTACAGGCGCAAATTCAAGCTTAACTGGTTCATTTAGCGGATCATTTAAAGGAGACGGTTCACAACTAACCGGCCTTGTAACTGAATTAGACTTCTCTGGTTCAACCGGAAGCGGTAATGTAGATCTTTTAACTCAGGTATTTACAATTACCGGTACAGCTAATGAAATAGAAACATCAGCTGCCTCCCAAACCCTAACAATCGGGTTACCTAATAACGTTACTATTGGTAACAATTTAGTAGTTAGTAATAATTTAACAGTATTCGGTACTGCTAGCTTCCAACAAACAACAAATCTTGAGGTTGCAGATAGATTTATTCTTCTTGCTTCTGGATCAAACGCAGCAGGTGATGGGGGTATCGTAGTACAGCAAGGAACACAGAATGTAGGCGAATTATTTGCATTCGATAGCGGAACTACAAGATGGGGATTAACTGGTTCATTTACCGCCAATCAAAGTACTTATACACCTGATGCATTTATGGCAGCAGCGGTTTTAGGTTCAAGCGGAGATCCAACAACAGCACCAGGTAGGTACATTGCAAAAGGTAATATATTTATAGGTAATGACGAAACAATTTGGATATATTCTTAATAGAGTTTTCAAAAGAGTAGTTATGGGTTTTAACGCAAATAACGTAGTAGTAAATAATAAACGTGTAGAGGAGCTCCATAAGGCTCCTTTACCTGTCTTAAGTCTTAATAAACCTGAGGTTGAGACTTTGTTAAATTTAATAAGAGAATCTCATTTCAAAGGAGAGCAGGTTCAAAAGATATTTGAATTAGTGCTAAAACTTCAAGACTATTACGTTAAGCTACCCTGATTCTGTGATATTTATATGAAGGAAAGTACTGTAGGCCGAAAGGAAGTAGGCATATACACGGCATAAGTGTATGTATCTAACCACAGTGTAAATTTGTATTACTATGCCGAATTGGAAAAAAGTCATCGTAAGTGGCTCAAATGCCTCTTTAAACTCATTAACAGTAGCTACAAATGTTGTAGCTGAATCATTCACTGGTTCTTTATTTGGAACTGCTGCTTCAGCTTCTGCCGCTTCAGTATTTAATATTTCATCTTCATTATATTCAGCTCAAGGAGCTTTAGCTGGTGTAGGTACAACAACAATTGTCAATATATCCACAGGTTCATTTAGAGCTGGTTTTTTTGATTATGTAGCTTCAAGCGGAAGTAATGCTCGAGCTGGTACAGTGATGTCTGTCTGGGATGGTAGTAATGTAAACTTTACTGATAATTCAACAACAGACATTGGAAGTACTACACTTGTTACAATGAGTGTAGCTTTAAGTGGTGCTAATGCTTTATTAAGAGCAACAATAAATGGAGATACTTGGAATATAAAAACAACTTATAGACTTATTTAAATAAAAATTAATGGCTTTGAATCTTTCAGATATTACCTTTACTTGGCAGTTTAATCCACTTTTTGTTAGCCCTACATCGACTGAACATAATGATGTTGTTACTAAAGTTTTTTACGAACTTAGAGCAACTATAGGGTCTGTTAGTGGATCAGTAGGTGGATTTCAAGAGATACTTCCGATATCACCTTCTGGAAGCTTTATTCCTTTTCAAGACTTAACATCACCTATAATACAGCAGTGGGTTGAATACATGCTAGGAGAAGAGGGTGTAAAAAACCTTAAGACTGACCTTAAAGAAAAGCTTGAAAATAAATTGAATCCTACTTTTGTTATAAAACAATCTCCTTGGATTCTATAGTGATTTATTTAGCTATAAACAAGATTTTAACTATTTATATAATATATTAGCATATATAAAACCCCTACCTTAGGGAAAGTGAACTAAGGGAGATAAACATGGCGAATGAATTTATTGTCCGTAACGGCCTAAAGGCCCTAAATAATTCACAAGTTACAGGATCTCTCTCTATTTCCGGATCACTTGCCGTTCCGGCTATACCTTTAGGTTCAACTGAAACTAATGTAGTAGTAACTGATACGGATGGAACTTTTAAATATAGAACTAATCTTAGTCTCCAAGGTACACAAGGAATTCAAGGTATTCAAGGCAATACCGGTACTCAAGGCATCCAAGGTACGCAAGGCATACAAGGTACTCAAGGAATTCAAGGTATTCAAGGTATTCAAGGTAATAACGGAACCCAAGGTATCCAAGGTACGCAAGGCATACAAGGTACTCAAGGAATTCAAGGTATTCAAGGTAATAACGGAATCCAAGGCATTCAAGGAATACAAGGAACCCAAGGAATACAAGGAACCCAAGGAATACAAGGTAATACAGGAATACAAGGTATACAAGGCATACAAGGAACTACCGGTCCTCAAGGAACTCAGGGCGTTCAGGGCTCAACCGGAACCCAGGGACTACAGGGCATACAAGGTATTCAAGGTACACAAGGAACACAGGGTATTCAAGGAATTCAAGGCTTAACCGGAACCCAAGGAATTCAAGGCGTACAGGGTATTACCGGTCCACAAGGCACGCAAGGTACTCAAGGAATTCAAGGGGTACAAGGCATAATTGGTGCTCAAGGTAGTCAAGGAACACAAGGTATTCAAGGAATACAAGGAATACAAGGAATACAAGGTACACAGGGTACTCAAGGAATACAAGGTACACAAGGCACACAAGGTATTCAAGGAGTGCAAGGAACTACCGGTACACAAGGTACACAAGGAATACAAGGTACACAAGGAATACAAGGCGTACAGGGTATAACCGGTATTCAAGGTATTCAAGGTATACAAGGTATACAAGGTTCTCAAGGCACTCAGGGGATTCAAGGCGTACAAGGTACTCAAGGAATACAAGGAACACAAGGAACACAGGGAACACAAGGTACCCAAGGCATTCAAGGAGTGCAAGGAACTACCGGTACTCAAGGTATTCAAGGTATTACAGGACCACAAGGTATACAAGGTATTCAAGGTATTCAAGGTACACAGGGTATTCAAGGCACGCAAGGTACGCAAGGCATTCAAGGTATACAGGGAATACAAGGTACGCAAGGGACTCAAGGGACTCAAGGAACGCAGGGTATCCAAGGCATACAAGGTACGCAAGGAATACAGGGTATACAGGGGGTACAAGGCATAACTGGAACCCAAGGTATCCAGGGTATTACTGGCCCTCAAGGTACGCAAGGAATCCAAGGTACGCAAGGAATTCAAGGAATTCAAGGGATTCAGGGTACCCAAGGTACACAGGGTATACAAGGCCCCCAGGGTACACAAGGAATACAAGGTATTCAGGGAATTCAAGGTACAACAGGACCGCAAGGTACTCAAGGTACTCAAGGAATTCAAGGGATACAAGGTAACACTGGTACGCAAGGAACCCAGGGAACTCAAGGAATCCAAGGTATACAAGGAATACAAGGTACGCAAGGTACACAGGGAACTCAAGGAACTCAAGGAATACAAGGCATTCAAGGTACACAAGGAATTCAAGGTATTCAAGGTACAACCGGTACACAAGGTATACAAGGCATACAAGGAACTACCGGTCCTCAAGGAACTCAAGGCATCCAAGGTACTCAAGGTACTCAAGGCATCCAAGGCATTCAGGGAATACAAGGTACACAAGGCACAACTGGCGCTCAAGGTATACAAGGTAATACTGGTACTCAAGGAACACAAGGAACACAGGGAACGCAAGGTACGCAAGGTACGCAAGGCATTCAAGGAGTACAAGGCTTAACTGGAACTCAAGGTATCCAAGGTATTACAGGACCGCAAGGTACACAGGGTGTACAAGGTACCCAAGGTATACAGGGTATTCAAGGCACGCAAGGTATACAGGGTATTCAAGGCATACAGGGAATACAAGGTACGCAAGGTACTCAAGGTACAATTGGTACACAAGGTATACAAGGCATACAAGGTACTCAAGGAACACAAGGAATCCAGGGTATACAAGGCACCCAAGGAACTCAAGGAATTCAAGGTATACAAGGTACAACAGGACCTCAAGGTACGCAAGGAACCCAAGGTACTCAAGGGATACAAGGTAATACCGGTACCCAAGGAACACAAGGAACACAAGGAACCCAAGGTATCCAAGGCAATACCGGTATCCAAGGTATCCAAGGTATTCAAGGTATACAAGGAACTACTGGACCTCAAGGAACACAAGGAACACAAGGTATCCAAGGTATTCAAGGTATACAAGGAACTACTGGACCTCAAGGAACACAGGGAACACAAGGAACAACTGGTACGCAGGGCATTCAAGGCGTAACTGGTCCTCAAGGTACTCAAGGCATACAAGGTATTCAAGGAACACAAGGTACTACTGGTGCACAAGGAATTCAAGGCATACAAGGTATAACTGGCCCTACTGGACCAACGGGACCTCAAGGTACGCAAGGTATACAGGGTATTCAAGGTATAACTGGAACTCAAGGAACAACAGGACCTCAAGGTACACAAGGCATTCAAGGAATACAAGGTATTCAAGGTACT